GCATTTGTATTTGCAGCACTTAAATAAGCATTTGCTACTTGTAAGGTTTCTGCTTCGAGCAATGTATCAACACCCGCAGCACCCAAGCCAGGCATTCCATCTTTTAATGAACTAACTTCTGCGACAAGTTCTTCTGGAGACATTTTTCTATAAGTGGAAGCTTTTTCCATATTAAATTCTAAGTTTCTAATTGCATCTCTAGCACCAGATCCTAAATCACCAAGGCTTCTAGCTGATGCTGATAGGCTTAGAATTTGTTTTTCAGATGGCATACCACCCAATGCGAGAACTCTTTCCGCTTCCCTTACATCAGATAAAAGCGCAGTGGCTTCTGCTCTGGAAACTGAAAGAGCAGAATTATAATCAGCCCTTAAAAACTTTCTAAGGTTTTGTGTTGCCGAAAGTGTCATACCAGCAACAGGCTTGGTTTCCATTTTCGATAACATACTTTCTTTTTGTTCGAGGCTAGACGTATTAAATTTATAAACTAAGTTTTCTTTAGTCGCGGTTGCTAAAGTTTTTTCTTTAAACTCATTGAGTATATCAGTTTCAGCACCCAGATCCTCAAGTAACTCAATACTCTTTTGAATATCAGCAGAAATTGAAGCAGCATCCGCGCCTGGCAATATTGCATTAGCAATAATATTTTGACCTTGAAGATCCGCAGAGCCAATTATTTTTTCATTTTGGTTTGAAGCTTGCAGCTTTACATAATAATTTGAATATCTTTCAGTAGCTTTAGCCGTAGCACCTTCAAGATTTACTTTTAAAACTGCACCGGCGGCGGGGTCCATATCCGCAAGAGAAGCGGAGTATCCATCAGAAACATTTAAAAGCTGGTTTTGAATTACAGAGAAAGGAGTTTCGTTTTGCTCTCCCTCATTCATAATCCTCATTATTTCAACTTCAGCAGTGCTTTGAATTTCTGCCGCAGCCACTCTGCTACCTAAAGCATACGCAGATCTTTCAGCAATTGTTTGTGGTCCACCAGATTGTTGTATTGCTTCTAGCGTAGGGCCAGCGCCTTCCGTTCGCACTCGTTCCTCACCACGCGCCTCGGCTGCTATAGCATCTTGTTTAAAGGCAAAGTCAGCCATACGATTAACTTGCTGAGAAATGTTCTGAGCCAACTTAGCTTGCTCTCTAGTAGCCGCAAAATCCAATTGCTGCGGTTGCCGTGTTTTTAAGCCAATTCTTTGATATCTCGGAAGGATTGCCATTTTTTTACCTTAACTTACTTGTCCGTATTTATATGCACCATCTTGTATTGTTCCCGCAGCAGTTACATAAGAGTTTAATTGTGCAGCCCTTCCAGCAGATTGATATATTCCAGATTGAATACTTGCTTGGCCCAACGCTAAAGCTTGATTGTCCTGGGAAATTGACTTTTCTCTAGCTCCTTCTGCGAGAGCAAATCTTTGTAAAGTTAAGGCAGATCCAGACGTAGGGTCTACACCACCACTAGCAGAGCGTGATACAATCGCCGCTAATGTTTCATTAAGATTACGAAGCGCGTCAACGCCTTGTTGTTTATATGCCAATGCTTCAGATCGGCCTCTAAGTTCTGCTTGTTTTGCTTGAGCATCATATTGACGCTTTTGTGCGGCACCAGCAGCTAATGAGCTAACTGCGGAAACTGCTGTAAATATTGCACCCATGTCTAATTCCCCACGCTTAAACGATATTCAAGACCCAGAACGGTCATTTTTAATGGTACGCTCTGGCTTATTGTTATCTGTCCGGTTTGATTAAATCCTAAAAACCCATGCGCTGTTTTCATTCCCGTAAACGGAACAACAGACTTTCCTAAAACATCTTCACCAAATTTTCTAAACGCAATTAGTTGCCCGTTGATAGTCATGTTCTGAGTTTCATTTACAAGAGCATCGACCTGGATAATACGTTTTTTAAAACCTTGAACAGATCCAGATGATAGCACTGGCTCAGAAGGCATTGTCTTAACTGTAACGGTGTAACCTAATCCAACCTCACCGCCCCTTGTTGTTGCTGGGGCCGTAGCAAAAGAAACAACTCCGTTGGCAGGAACCGTTTGATCGGGATCTACAAGACCATCACGAACTATAGAAACTGTTTCGCCTCTAAGATGTGGCATATGGATATTGGGGTCTGCACTTGTTTTGGCAGCATCGGTTGTAAAGGTATCGTCAAATTTTTCTAACGAATAACGAGGATTACCGTCTATTGTTCTTTTTACAATTACATAAACATCTGAAATTTCAACAGAGACAGCAACAAATTCGCCATCTGTTGTAAACCTACTTGGTGCAATAACATTCTGACCCACCAGGATAGAATAGACAGCCATAGAGCCATCTTCACCATTAACAATGAATATACGGTCAGATTCATCTGTAGATGAAGCCCTACGCGCAGCCATGTCTATAGGCGTTTTTAAAAGATGAGAGCTTAGAGTGGATAAAGGCTGAACCTGGTAAGACGCTGTGCTATCTCCATACTGAAAAGCATTAAGAGATTTACCCTGTCTTTGAATAAACAGAGTTGCACCGTTTAGATCTTCAATCGGAATACCAGGCTTCGCTCCTAATCTTGTTTGAGGACGGACAAAAAACGATGAAGGTGTGATTGGCGTATCAGTAGACTGAGTAACAGCAAACTCTGCACCAGTAGTAAATATTCTTAAATCATTACCAGAGAACAAATTAATAATACTGTTTAATTGGTTTGTGTTTATTGTTGCTTCAACGCTTTCATCATCAAGGCCAGTACCAACATTGAAATTAAAAAAGTCAATTACCTGAGAACCCCATATAGTATTGATACGAGACTTTGATCCACCAAAATATAAACGTCCTTCATGGAACGCCGCAGACTTAGCCCAGCCGCGAGTATTAGACCAAACATCTTCATACCCGTTTTCGCTTTCCCAATTTCCAGAGGTAATCGCACTATTATCAAAAAATGGAACTTCAACAACAGCCCTCATTATTGTATTCGAAACAAACTCAACATAACGAGCGCGTCCGAATGTGCTTGTAACTTGAGCGTATGAGCCAACAGCAGCAGCCTCAAATGGATGGACGCTATATGCTGACCCGCTGTTTGGCGCAGTGGTCCAGGCTGGGTAGACTGTAGCAAGCTTAGAAGATCCTACATAATCTTGAATAACTCTTGTTTGTCCAGCGCCAGTACCAGATGTAATTTTAACGTACATTCCATTTGGTTGGTCATTAGCAGAAAACGAGCTGGCAGCTTTTAATGTAATTGTATTTGCACCACCATTTTGTGCTGTGCCTGTGTCTGTGGTTTCGGCGCTTGCCGTGATAGTAATGTTTCCACTAATTCCAGATGGGGTGATTGTGAAGGTAGGGCTATGAGTTGTCAGAGCATACGCATATTGAGGCACATTTTTTAGTGGTAGGTTTTCTAACGTCCAATTGTTATCTGCGTTTCTAATTAATCGTTTAGTCTGCAAATCCTCATGGCAAAGAATAAGAGTGTCTACAGCCTGAGTATAGTTAATCTCATCCAACATTGCTGATGTAATTTCAGTTGCAGTAATAAAATCATCAGTGCCGCCATTAAGGTTTTCTTGCTGAACTCCGTTTTTAAAAACAAAGATCTTTTGATGAACAAAAACTAAACTGTAACTGTCGGTTACACTAAATTCAAAAGGAATAATTTTAAAAACTTGAAACGCATTTACGAAGTCATGGCAAAACTTGAGGCCAGGTCTGCGTTTAAAACCACCTTGAGGTTGAATAACTACATTTGTAGCTTCCTCTAAAGCATTCTGATATTGCTGTAAGTCAGTACGCGCTCGAACCAGCGGATCAAGTTCACCCACCGAAAAGTTGGTTTGGAATTGAACAACGCGCATTTTAATTCCTCACGTTGATTAATGAATAATCCTCAATAACTTGTGGTAAACTACCACGGCTATCAATATTTATTGCTTCACGCATTAATCCACCACGATTAGAATCTGCTGGTGAGCCAAATGCTAACGCTCTAAAATAATCTGATTTAGCAACTTGGTCTGTAATTACAAATCCTAGCTCTGCGGCTAAAGCTGTACGAAGCAAACGCACAAAATAAACCGGCATTTTGCTTTCCAATACCGTTGCCTGGTAATCAATATATACAGTGTCAAAACTTGTATATAACTGATCCCCGTATATCTCCCAACCGTAGTTGGCTGGTTGCTGATTGGTTCCGCTGCTAGTGAATAGTGCAACCACGCCAGAGAGCATATCGCCTGGTAGCTGATAGGCATACTTCCATTCATTAGTTGGCGCTTCTGCCAATCTAGCTATTTGTGTTTTTTTAAGGCTCCAGGTCCACATATAGTTTGAAATTATACTATCACGGAGATCTGGATATAAACGATCACAAGCAAGTGCTGCGTCTGTGCCTTCTGTAAAAGATGAGATTGGTGATGCACCCAAAAGAATTAAAGCATCTGAGCAAATAGAAACAGAAGAATCGCCAACAGCCATATTTATCTCC